TCCCATCAAGCCGCTCGGTGAAGCCCGCATCATCGGCGTCGTGCGCGAAGCTCACACCAAGTTCCGTTAAGCCTTAAGCACCTCGGTGCTAAGCGCTCGAAAAAAAATACTACGCGGGTATTGACTGTATAAAATACGCAGGTAGTATTTGGGCGGTGCAGAACAGCGAGCGAACAACATGCGCGAGACCAACTTCAACAGCATTGGCTACTGGTCGATGCCACAGCCACCCGACACAACACGCGAAGACGCGCGCGAAGACGCCGTCTCGGCGCGCTTCGATGAAATCTGGGCCGACGCTGACCTGCTGTCGGCCGCGATTGAGTACGACGGCCTGCCCTTCACCCTGCGCACAGCCACCCTGCTGCGCGACTGCGCCAGGCGCTTGAGCCTGTGCGGCAACAAACCGATCAGCGACGCGGAGACGTTCGTGCTTGCCGTTGTGGACGACCTGCACGACTGCGTCCAGCGCGCAGCGGTGCAGGACATCGACAGCGCCGACTGGGAGCCCTGACATGCGCTTTCAAGACGCAGAAGCAGAACAGGTCGCGCTGGAGTTTATCGGCGCCATCAGCAGCAGGCTGGAGTCGTCAGTGGCAGCAACTCGCTTACCGCTGCCAGAAGACGAACAGGAACGCATCGAGCAACTGACGGACCGGCTTGTCGGTCTTCGGCAGACGGTGATTGGAATCAACGAAGCACTTCAGGCCATTTTGCGCCTGGCACGGGAGGACGCATGACCACTATCGAAAGAGAGTTCTATCGCACGCAATCGGAGGCAGGCATCCAGTTCGCGCCGTGGGCTGACAACGCGCAACTGCAGCGCGCAGCGGGCGTAGCCATCGGCATCATCGCGGTCGGCGTCAGCACCGCCGTCGTCATGGCGTTTTTCGCAGGCCTGCTGCGCCTGCTGGTAGGTGGCGCATGAACATCGAGAGAGCCACCCCCGAGCTGTTTGCTGCGCTGGCTGATGCGCAGTTCCAGATCGAGAACGCGTCGAAGAACGCCGCCAACCCGCACTTCCGCAGCCGCTACGCCGATCTGGCTGAAGTGCTGAACACCGTGCGCCCGGTCTTGGCAAAGCACGGCTTGAGCGTCATGCAGTCCACCGCATTCGATGGCGCAATGGTTTCTGTGGAAACCGTGCTGGCGCACTCGAGCGGCGGTTCGGTGTCGTCAACGGCGAGCTGCGTACCGGCAAAAACGGACGCCCAGGGCGTGGGCGCTGCGACCACTTACCTGCGGCGGTATGCGCTGGCCGCGATGGCCGGCGTGGCGCAGGAAGACGACGACGGCAACTCGGCTGCACACACGAAGCCCGCGCCGGTCGTCCAGTCGGACACGGTCGTGCAGGAAGCCATGGCCCGCATTGCTGCTGCGAACGATGCCGCCGCGCTGGGTGAAGTCGGTGCCGGACTGGCGAAGTTGGACGTTGACGAAGGTGCAAAGCGGAAGCTGCGTGCGGCGTTCACAGCACGCAGGAAGGCGTTGGAGGCGGCATAGGCAGGCACGGCACGGCGCGGCCCGGCACGGCAGGCAAGGCAGGCATGGCGGGGTGAGGCTAGGCGAGACCCGGCGCGGCGAGGCAAGGCAGGCACGGATTAAATACGGCACGGCGTTACCCGTGCAACCCGTATGACTCGGCGGGATTGGCGAGTCGGTGATGAGGATTGAACGATGGCATTTGCAAAGAAAGACGAGGGTGTCGCGGTCGTAAGGCCCGCGAACATCGTGGAGTTTGGCGTGCGCATCCGTGGCACTGCGCCGCTGGTGCAGAACAAGTTCTCGCATAAGGCGAGGATGAAGATGATGCAGGACATGTCCACGCCGAAGTCGCAGAAGAAGTCAAAGTCGGAGCGGCCGCCGCGCGACTACGACGACGATTTCGTCCAGGCGCAGCACTTGGACTCGGACGGCCGGAACGGGATCCCGGCTCCCGCGTTTCGCGCTGCAATGATTGATGCGTGCCGCGCTGCTGGCATCGTGATGACAAAGGCAAAGATGAGCGTCTTTGTGCTGCACGACTCTATCGACGCAACGGATGGGACGCCGCTTGTGCTGATCGACGCGGATGCTCCCGAGCGCACCGAGATGCTGGTGCGAAACGACAACGGCGGCGCCGACATTCGGATCCGTCCGATGTGGCGCGCATGGTCTGCGATGGTTCGCCTCCAGTTCGACGCGGACATGATCTCGCTGGACTCCGTTGTGAACCTGCTTGATCGCGCAGGCCGGCAGGTTGGGATCGGTGAAGGCCGGCCATTCAGCAAGAACTCAACCGGCCAAGGCTGGGGAACGTTTGTTGTGGAGGCTAGCCAGTGAACGGCGCCGCCAAGATTCGCAAACTGCCACGGCTCGGGACTGCCGCCGCCTCGGCGCTGGAGCAGATGGTTGAACAGCAGGGCGAGCTGCTGAACCCGCGCGCAGTTGTTGAGGCTGCGCGCGACCCCGAAAGCCCGCTGCATCCTTACTTCACATGGGACGACGGTGCTGCCGCTGAACAGTGGCGGCTCTTCGAGGCTGGCGTGCTTGTGCGCCGAATCAAGGTGTTCATCGTGCGGCCATCAACCGAGGCGCGATCCGTCGAGGTGCATCTCGAGCGTCCAGAGATGGGCGCTATCTCGACCCGGCGGTTTGTGTCTCTGCCATCGCAGCGCAACTCGGCTGGCGGGTATCTGCCTGTGGAGCGTGTGTTGTCTGACGTCGAGCGGCGCGGCGAGCTGCTGGCGACTGCGCTGCGGGAGCTGAGCGGGCTGCGCGACAAGTACCAGATCCTTGAAGAGCTGGCAGACGTTTGGACTGCGCTGGAGCGCGTCGCTTAACCGCCATGGATGGTGGGGCGGCAAGGCAGGCTTGGCGGGGCTCGGCCCGGCAAGGCGGGGCGCGGCGCGGCGCGGACTGGCAAGGCAGGCACGGTAAGGCAAGGCAGGCTTGGCTTGGCCGGGACTGGCCGGGACTGGCGTGGCTCGGCAAGGCAGGCGTGGCATGGCGCGGCATGGCAAAGGCGGCGGGGCTCGGCAAGGCAGGTGTGGCCCGGCGGGGCACGGCACGGCCCGGCGCGGCATGGCAGGGAATGGCAAGGCAAGGCAGGCAAGGCCTGGCAAGGTCTGGTAAGGCACGGTTGGGCGCGGCAAGGCTGGGTAGAGCAAGGCAGGTGTGGCCCGGCAAGGCATGGTCGGGCGCGGTGAGGCGAGGTCTGGCCGGGCGCGGTGCGGCAAGGCAGGCGATGAACGGTCAGGCAAGGCACGGTAAGGCATGGCGCGGCCGGGGCTGGCGAGGCACGGCAGGCGAGGCACGGTTTGGTAAGGCAAGGATTGGCGTGGCATGGATGGCGTGGCATGGATGGCGCGGCAGGCGAGGCGAGGCGTGGCCCGGCCAGGCGCGGCGAGTCATGGCGCGGAAAGGCAGGCGAGGCGAGGCCTGGCAAGGCATGTCCGGGCGCGGTACGGCAGGCATGGCACGGCCCGGCGCGGCGGGGCGGGGCAAGGCACGGCAGGTGAGGCATGGCACGGCGCGGCGAGGCGTGGCCTGGCCGGGCAAGGCAACGCAGGCGGGGCATGGCGTGGTGAGGAGAGGCGTGGCGTGGAACGGACTGGAAACAACAGGAGGCATTGTGATTGAACAGCACCTAGAAGACGGCAGCGCCAATCCCGAATGGCTGGCAGCCAGAGCAGGCCGCTTCACCGGCAGCCGTTTCGCTGACCTGATGGCCCGCACCAAATCCGGCCCGTCCACCAGTCGCGCAAACCTGCTGGCCACGCTGGCGGTGGAGCGCATTACCGGGCAATGCGTTGAGATGTTCACGAACGCAGCCATGGCCCGCGGCACCGAACTGGAGCCGGTCGCGCGGTCGGCCTACGAATCGCTGCGTGAAGTCCTAGTCGAGGAAGTCGGCTTCTGCGAATCGGCCGAGCTCGACTGCGTCGGCGTGTCGCCGGATGGGTTGGTTGGTGCAGACGGTCTGGTTGAGATCAAGTGCCCGTCGGCGATGGCTAAGCACTTGGAAGCATTGCGCAGCTGCGCCCATGCCGTCGAATACAAGTGGCAGGTGCAGGGTCAGCTGTGGGTAACCGATCGCGCCTGGTGCGACGTCGTGTCGTTTGATCCGCGCTGGCCGGATGGGCTGCAGCTGGCGGTCCACCGCGTGTTCCGCGATGAGGCAGCTATTGCCGAGCTGCGGACTGAGTGCGCGAAAGCTGACGCCGAGGTCACGGCCATCGTGGCCGATCTGACGGCGCTGCGAGGCGCCGCCTGATGGACGCCATATGCCCCCACATGCTTCCCCGCAGCCAGTGCATCCACTGCCTGCGTGCCGTCGTGGCGCGCGGTTTGATGACGCCGCGCACGCGTGACGTGCTGGAGATGGCGATCGAGTCGGGCGTCGTGTCTGGCATCCGGCACGGCTGGAAGCACTGCGATGACGCGTGGCCAACGCGTGAACAACAAGACGCCATCACGAACGCCGTGATGACGTCGGTCGATGAATGGTTTGTGTTTGAGGAGACGCAATGAACGAGATGCAACGACTGGAGGCCGAGCTCGAATCAGCGCGGAGCGAGGCGGCGTTCTTCCGCGAGCAGACGGAGCAGCTGCTGCGCGTGATTCAGCGAGCCTTTGACTGTTTTCCTGACATGCCCGCTGTAGCGCGACAAACCCTGCAGCCATACGCGCAGGAGTTGTGAGATGGAATTGCAAGCCGGCGACATCGTCCAGATCGACCCGGACGTCGAGATGTTCGGCGGATGCTTGGTGACAGTGAACGAAGTCAGCGGCAGCCGCGTGATGGCATACGCGCAGGTGCCCGGCAGCGGGCAGGCCTACGTCTTCCTGCAGCCGGGGAAGTTTGCGC